AAATTATAGACCTTAACTTACCTGATGTAGATTTATACGGAGTGGGTGTAAGAGAGATCCAAGGTAAGATCGAGGGACTAAAGGACTATAAGTTTTCTATAACAATTGAAAATGGTGTACATGATAACTACTTTACAGAAAAAATACTAGACTGTTTCCTAACAGGAACTATTCCAATTTATAGAGGCTGTCAAAATATAGGTGATTTTTTTAATACAAAAGGTTTTCTTATATTTAATACAGAAGAAGAGCTTCTTGAATTGGTTAATAAGCTAACAGAAGAATCTTACTACTCTAGAGAAGAGTATATCAAAGAGAATTTTGAAAAAGCTAAACAGTACGCCTACAACAATGATGAACTATTTAATAAGTATTTTAAAAAATTAATAAACATATGAGCAACCATAAGAAAAGTATACTAGTACTTACAGGAAGCGACATTAGCATGTACGACGTCCTTAACCTAACCCTGAAGTCAAAGAAGAAGTATGCTAGTAGACACGGGTATGACCTGTTAATTAAGAGATCCTTCCAACAGTTTCCCGAATACGAATTCAACCAAGAGCGCATGCAATCCCGGTACATAGGATTCTCTAGGGTACTAACTGCTTTCCTAATGCTAGAGCACTACGAAGTGGTACTATGGATAGACGGTGATGCAGCCATTACAGATACTAGTATAAAAATAGAGGATATCATAAATGATACACAAAGTTTCTATGCTTCCTACGACTGGGCTTGCTCTAAGGATACCCCTAGGGGGCATCACTGTTTTAGTACAGGAAATTTTATCCTACAAAGAACGGAAAAAACTGCGGAGTTGTATGCTAAGTTCTACGAAGCAAGTAGATTTTTTTTAGATGATCAAGGTGCTGAGCAATCAACTCTAAACTACTTGTACAATACAGACGACACTTTGCGAAGCGAATTCTGCATCCTAAGCCAACAGTACCTAAATGCAGTACCTGAAACAATTTTAGAAACAAGTACATGGAGATCTGACCCAAACAGAACCGGCAGTACTAGCAATATGCACATAGTAAGTCCGTGGAATAGTACATCTTTCTTAGTACATCTAACAGGATGTAGTAATGGGGATAGGGTAGAGCAACTGACTAAGTATTTTAGTAAATATATATAGAAATGACAAAAGAAGAGTACGTAACAGGTTGTTTAGGTTTTATAGAAACCTATGTAACAAGAGCTTGTTTAAATAAAGGGTGGTATGTTAAGGGAGTTGATAAAGGAACATATGCAGCCAATAGATCTTTACTAAAAGAATTTGCAGTGTATAGTAACTTCTCATTTGTTAGCTGTGATATAAATGATCTAAAGTTTTTATATGATTGTGACTATGTAATCAATACAGCAGCAGAGACTCACGTAGGAAACTCAATCGCCAACTCAGATGAGTTTGTTTCTTCAAATGTAAATGGAGTTCATAACCTATTAGAGTTAATTAAGAATCATAGAGGAGAGCATTTAGCAAAACCCATACTATTACACTTTAGTACAGATGAGGTATACGGAGATATAGATCAAGGAGAGCATATTGAAACAGATCTGCTCAAACCTTCTAACCCATATTCAGCTACTAAAGCAGCAGCAGACATGCTAGTAACGGCGTGGGGTAGAACCTACAACCTTCCCTATGTAATAGTTAGGCCAACAAACAATTATGGAATGGGACAGTATGTTGAGAAGCTAATTCCTAAAGCATTAAAGTATCTAAAGTTAGGAAAGAAGGTTCCACTACACAATGGAGGTACTCCAATTAGGACTTGGCTTCATGCTCAAGATACAGCCAATGCAATTACAACAATAGTTGAATCAGGAGTTCAAAATGAAATATTTAATATTTGTGGAGGATTTGAGCAAAGTAATTTGGATACTATCAAAAAAGTCCTTACCTTATATAACTACGAAGAGTATGTGTTAGAAGACTTTATAGACTTCTCGTATGATAGGCAAGGACAGGATGTTCGATATGCTTTGAATGATGATAAGCTAAGAGCATTGGGATGGAAGCCTTGCGCTAATTTTGATACTGAATTAAAGTATATTATAGAATATTATAGAGAAAAATTTATATGGTAAAATTAAAAAGAAGGATAGTTGAGATAGCTTATAAACACAAGCTAGGACATTTAGGAAGTTATCTGTCAAGTGTAGGAATAATCGATGAGATGTTTTCCAAAATGCATAAAGACGACATCTTCATACTATCCTCAGGACACGCAGCCTTAGCAATGTATGTATGTTTAGAAAAGTATCATGGAATTGATGCTGAGGAGTTATTCCGTAAACATGGAGGACATCCTCATAGGGATGAGGAAAATAAGATATACTGTTCTACAGGAAGTTTGGGATTAGGACTACCAGTTGCTCTAGGAAGAGCAGTTGCTAATCGAAAAAGAAAAGTTTGGGTACTAATTAGTGATGGAGAAGCTGCCGAGGGAAGTATTTGGGAATCTTTGAAAACTATTGTAGAAGAGGGCATTGATAATATAGAAGTGTTCATTAATATAAATGGACTATGTGCTTATAAAGAGGTTGATCAGGAGTACATGTCGACTAGGCTAAAGGCATTTTTACCTTCTATTAATTTAAGATATACCACAGTAGAGCAGTACCCTTTCTTAAAAGGTCTAAACGCACACTACCACATAATGAACGAAAATAATTATAATCAAGTTTTAGAATCATAATATGAGAAAAACATTTGCGGACTTACTATACCAGGCAATGGAGCACGATAAAGATATATACCTAATAACAGGTGACCTAGGGTATGGACTATGGGATAAGATTAGAGACACCTTCCCGGATCGTTTCCATAATGTAGGTTCTTCTGAAATGGTTATGATGGGAATGGCTATTGGATTGGCAATGGAAGGAAAGATTCCATTTGTATACTCTATTACTCCTTTTGCAATCTATAGACCTTTTGAAATGATTAGAAACTACTTAGATCATGAAAAAATTCCTGTAAACATTATTGGAGGAGGCAGGGATAAAGAGTATGGCTACTTAGGATTTTCACACTGGGCTCATGACGATAAGAGGATTATGGGAGTATTTGATAATATTAAAACATACCATCCAGAAACAGATGAGGAGTTAACAGACTTCTTTAACTATACTTTACAAAAGAGAACTCCAATTTATTTAAACCTAAAGCGATGAGAATACTAATAACAGGAGGAAGTGGGTACATAGCACAAAGCCTCTTCGAAGCTTTGAAGGACAGCTATGAAGTAACTATAGTTAAGAGACAGGATTTTGACCTAACCTCTTACGAAGCAATGAACAAATTCTTCTCAGGAAAACACTTCAATGTAGTAATACACACTGCAGTAAGTGGAGGAAGTCGTCTAAGGAAAGACACACAACAGGATATGGATAATAACCTACAGATGTACTACAACCTACTACAGCACAGAAAACATTACGGAAAGTTAATTCATTTTGGATCAGGAGCAGAAGAGTACGCACCAGAAACTCCGTATGGTATAAGTAAAAGAGTAATTGCAAAATCAATACTTGAACAAGATAATTTTTATAACATAAAAGTATTTGGGGTATTTGATGAGAATGAGTTGGATACTAGGTTTATAAAAGCTAACTTAAAGAGGTATATTAATAGAGAGCCTATGATAATTGATGCTCATAAGAGGATGACATTTTTCTACATGAAAGATTTAATCGCATTAGTTAAGCACTACATAGATAGTAGAACAACAGCTCTAATGACCGAAAGCTACTGCTCCTACATCACCCAGTATACTTTAAGAGAGATTGCAGATATGATAAATCAATTAGACGACTACAAAGTTCCTATATACATGACAGAGGAGTTTGCTGAAGATTACACTTCAAACTTTAACGCTGGGTATGGACTGCCTTACATAGGATTTAAAAAAGGATTACAAGAAGTTTATACTAAATTAAAAATAAAATGAGAATTAGTTTTATAATTCCTTCTAGGAATAATCTAAAGTACTTAAAGCAAGCAGTAAGTTCTATCCAAGAACACTACGACAACCAACACGATATAGTATTGTTAGACGATACTTCCACAGATGGAACTTGGGATTGGATTCAATCTTTAGAAGGAGATAATATAACTAAATACAGAAATGAAGGTCCTGAAAGGCAAGGACATACCATTCTATACGATAAAGGAGTTGAGATATCTAAGACAAAAGCATTCTGTATACTTCATGCTGATATGGTCATAGCTCCAGGATATGTAGAGAACTTACTTAAGCATTTAAAAAACAAGACAGTTGTAGCAGCCACTAGAGTTGAACCGCCATTACATCCTCCAGGACCTGAGAAGTTTATAAGACTGTTTGGAACAGAGCCGGAAGAGTTTAAGAAAGAAGACTTCTTAGAATTTGTAAAAGAGAATCAAACTATATACAAAGATCAAACCACAAATGGTATCTTTGCTCCATGGTGTATGTATAAGGAAGACTTTCAAGCTATAGGAGGACATGATAAGTTATTTGCTCCAATGGAATTAGAAGACTCAGATATATTTAATAGAATGTACTTAGCTGGATATGATTTAGTACAATCAAGAGATTCTTTTACATATCATATGACTTGTAGAGGAAGTAGGTTTAAGGATGGTATTGAAATAGAAGCTGAAATCCCTTTACCGGATGGAACAATATGGTACAAACCAAAAGACTCAGAAGAGTATAAAGCACTTAGAGGCATTAAATTTAGAGAGTGGTGGAGAAAATGGGGGAGTAATGTATTGCATGATGAATTTATGATGCCAAAAGTTTTACCAAAATACAATGTAGCTTTTGTAGTTAAGCACTGTAACTTAGAATCGTTAGAACTACTTGAACCTTGGTGTGATAGGATATATATTGACGATACTATGCAAGTGCTTACAACTTCGTACGTACAAAAAGAACAAAGTAGTACTAAATTTGATTTACTAAAAAGAGTCCTTACGATAGAATACAACTATCCAGAAGGAGAAAATGATATTGTAGTTGAGTTTGATGCAACAAAACTTACACAGCAATCATTCAACATTATACAACAACTACCAGAAATTATAAAAGAGAGCGGGGAGGTCGGTGAATTTGAATTAGATATATTTAAAATAACAATTATCTCTCTTATAGAATACCAGAACGAACTAATAGTATGTAAAAATTGTAAATATTTATATTAAAAACATATGAGCTTAATAAACGAAATAAAACAAATGTTATCCGAAGTTACTAAAGTAAACTTTAAAGGAAACAAATTTGTATTGAAGATAGATGTCAATGAGGATCCAAACAAAAAAGGAATCAAAGTACAATTCCTTCCAACTACCTTCGCAGGAATGTCTAAGCAACAGCAAGATGAGATTGCAATGGAATTGGGAGCTAAACTAAATCAAGGACTAGCTCAACTAGGATTAACAGTTGAGAGAGATAGAGAACTAAAAGACAAAACCATTTTAGGTTTCTTCATCTATATTGAGTACCTAGATAAAATTATCATCAATGCTTTGAACCAAGCAGCACAACCAAGTAACGACTAAATAAAAAAAATATGCCACAGTTTTGTTTCTATTCAAAAAATAACCCTACACAAGAGCCAGTAGGAGTTCTACAAGCAGAAAACAGAGAGGAAGCTATAAAGTTCTTCTCTCTATCAAAGCAACTACCAGTAAATGATTTTCTAACAATTTTCGAAGTAAAAAACTATTCGTATGGTGCTCAAGAAGGAATTAAGGAAAACGCTAAACAACTACTTAAAGGGTAGTGTTCAGATAAAAGAAAGGGATATGGCTAGAGATATAATGGAAAAGAAACTCTTTATCGAAAGCATCATCCTACTAAGGGAGATAGAAGATCGAAGAGACTTCATGGAGGAAGAGATTGGAATGGATATGTCTATGTATGAAGAAAAGTTCTTACAGATAATAGAAAACCTATTCAGAGTTCACTTTACTAAAGAACAATTTGCTTTGATTCAATACTACCTATACAAAGTACCAACAATAGAAGATTGGGATGGTCTCATAGATATAACTGATGGTAAGGAAATGATCACAGTTAAGTTTGAGACACCTAGTCAAGTTTGGAATGTAATAAATAGTTTAAAATAATTAGATAAACTGTTGCACAATTAGAACTTTGTCCGTATATTTAGGTATAATAATAAAACAAATAAGTTATGGAAATGATTAAATGTACAAGATGTAAATGTGATATGCCTAAACTCCGCTTAACGGAATACGGATATGACTTTTGTGTAAACTGCTCAGATGTAAAACCCAAAGTAGGAAGAGTAAGAGTAGTTGGAGAAGGAGACTATACTGCAACAGAGCTAGATATTTTAGATCAAGACACAGCAAAGAGACTTCAAGAATTAGAAAATTCATCAAGAGGAGTTCGAAATGTTCCATTAGAGATTCTAAACTTTGATGAAGATGAAATGTCTGACGACTCTAAAGCAATCTCAGCTGCTACAGACAAAGCCTTAGATGGTGAACTGGAAGTGGAGGATGATGAAGAGGACTTAGAAGAAATAGAGGACGTTGAAGATATAGAACTCGAAGACGACGAAGATTAATGCCATCACCTAAATTCTTATCCAAAGAAGATATTCTGAGAGCTATGCAGAACACCAAGAGCAATCATGGTGCTGCAAGGTTTCTCAGATGCTCTTTGAATCATTACAAGAAGTATGCAACAGTGTACGTAGATGAGGCTACAGGACTAACTCTAAACGAACTACACAAGAATGCTTCAGGGAAGGGTATTCCCAAGTTCCTATCTAACAAAGGAAGGAAAGCTCCACTAAAAGAATTAATAGCAGGTACTCTTTCAATAGAAAGTTTCGAACCAGCTAAGATCAAACAGAGATTAGTATTCGAAGGATACATAAAAGAGGAATGTAGTAGGTGTGGCTTTCATGAGGAACGACTACAAGATCAAAAGATTCCTCTCATACTACAATTTAAAGATCGAAACAAAAAGAACTACGAGCTAGGTAATATTGAGCTGATGTGCTACAACTGTTCCTATCTATATGCTGTGTCTCCAATCTCAGAGAAGCAAGTTACTTCAATGGAGCACTACATAGATAAGCAAGCACCTGAGCCAGATTTTGAAGTAGATGATGCAATGAAAGAGCATTTGCAGTCATTAGGGTTATGGAAAGAAGAATTTGATCCTACAGATGGATCTAACTACATTTCAGAAAACTATAAGCAACATGACAAGTAAGAAAGCAAAACCAACTAAGGCACAGATCCTAGCAAACAAACTAGTAAAGCAACACGAAGACAACGAGAAGCTCAAACAAAAGGTAATTAATATAGATCTTTTCAAATTATTTAAAAAATAATTGATAAAAAAGTTACTACAACTAAACTTTAGGAGTATCTTTAGACAAACAAATAGGAGTTATGGCAGAAAAAACAGGCAACACAGCCAAGCTTCTATATGACTTCAGCACTTCAGGAGTGTGTGAGGTTTGTATTAAAGGCAATTGGTACCGTACAACAGCTAGAGAATTCAGATCCTTTGATGGAGATAGGCGGATCACAGAACCGATTAAGCAACCAGGATTAGGAGATCAGTTTGCAGATACAAAGTTTCATACCTATCCTTACAACGGTCCAGTCTATGTAGTGCAATCGAACTTAGAAGTACTTAGAATGGATACAGAAACAATTGTAACTAATCCATACATTCCAACAACAACCAAATCAATTCCAATCAGTAGTAGAACATGAAACAGCTATCATTTAAAACACCAGATGAGTTCTCAGACTTCTTCAAAGCAAAGAGTCCTGAACTAACAAACACAATTGCACATGCTATTCGAGAAGCATTTATGTTTCAGAAGAAGACAGCTAATCTATTTGAGATATGTTTTGATGAAAGCGATGCTGTCTTTGAAGTATCTCTTACAAAGAAAGAATGGATAACAGCATTAGAGAATTGCTTATCGCACTACCACGAATGGGAAATGCACGACGATGAAATAGATACATGGGAGCTCATAAGGGAAATCAAAAACTGGTAACTATGAACTAATAAAAATAAAGGACAACAGCGTACAGATGAACAAAAAGCTACTATGTCTAAAAGTAAAAAAGGAAAGGCTAATTGTAAAAAAAGAATTAAAGTAAATCAGCATAGCTTAGATGGAGTATTTATTTCACAACACCCTTCTATTAAGCATGCGAGCATTGAAATAGGAATAAGTCCTAATGGGATTCGTCAAACCCTTATAGGAAATTATTCTCAATCTGGAGGTTTTATTTGGAAATATAGTTGCTAGATTAAAACTTTATAGCTATCTTTAGGTATTAGAAACAAACAAATAAATAAGAGTTATGGTAAAAGTATTTAAAGACGAAGAGACAGGAATAATAACAACCTACACCTATGCAGGTAATAGTATTGTAAATGGTATAATGAAAGCTGAGTTTGAATATCCTAAAGGGTACTTAGAGCAGTTCAGCAAGAAGCAGAAACGTCAAGACAACCTTCCTAAGACTAAGAGGTTATATCTTAATCCTGCAACAGGGAATGAAGTAAGCTATGCTAGAGCAAAAGCTTTAAAAATAATTTAAAAATAATTAATAAAAAAGTTGCTAGAACGAAACTTTAGGAGTATCTTTAAGTATTAGAAACAAACAAACAAATAAAAGTTATGATGTCAAAATTTTCAACACAGTTAGATTCTTATTTATCAAAAGAACAAATTAAAGCGTTAGCACCAGTTGTATTCGCTACAGAACCTACTAACAAGAATGTTAGTGAGAAGTACCTTCATGTTAATACTGAAACAGTTATCGATGACTTAGCTAAGTTAGGATGGTTTCCAGTTACTGCAATGCAGAGAAGAACTAAACCAAGAAGAGATGGATCTCCTACAATTAGATCTAAACACATGATCTCTTTCCAGAATCCTGATCTTATTATCAAAGGTAAGAATGGTGATGATGCTTTCCCAAGAATCATTGTTACTAATTCTCACGATGGATTAAGTTCATTCCAATTTAGAGTTGGTATCTACAGATTGGTATGCTCTAATGGATTGGTAGTAGCTGACGAAGAGTTCTCAGCATTCAGCATCAAGCACAAAGGATATACCTTTGAGGAGTTACAAGGAGTAGTTGCTCAAGCAGTAGCAGATCTTCCTAACAAGATCCAAGTATTGAATGAAATGCAAGTAAGAATGCTTACTGGAGAGGAGCAAAGACAATTAGCAATCGACGCTATGGCTTTGAGATCTACAAATCCTGATGCTAAGTATGATGAGGCTAGTATTGAAGAGGTACTAAAGGCTACTAGAAAAGAGGATGAGGGAGAAGATCTTTGGGTTATTTTTAATAGAATTCAAGAGTCAATTATCAATGGTGGGTATTCTGCAGCTCTAAGAGGAGCTAAAGTGAGACGCGTAAAAGCAATTAAAAGCTTTGAAAAAGATCTTGAAATAAACCAGAAGTTGTTTAAACTTGCAACTGCACTATTAAACTAATAACACTTTAACATAAGTCATGACTATTTATAATAAACAAACTAAGATAGTCATGGCTTATATTTATAAAATCACAAGTAAAGAAGGAAAAGTATACGTAGGGAGCACCAAGGATGTAAAAGCTAGAGAGAGGTACTACAGAGGAGGTAGGTGTAAGGGACAGAGAAAGTTATTCTTTTCAATACAGAAGTATGGATGGAGTAGCCACACATTCCAAATTATTGAAGAGTGTGATAATTCTTTACAATTTGTACGAGAAAGGTACTGGCAGGACTTTTATGAAGTATTAAGTAGTAGAGGCTTAAACTGTGTACTAGTAGGAACAGATGAACTTCCCCATTCACACTCCCAGGATACAAAGGATAGAATGAGTAAATCTAGAAAAGGTATACAAAAAAGTGAGGAATGGCAATCTAGAATTACAACAGCAATTACAGGAAGGCCCAAAAGTGCTGACCATAAGCAAAGAATATCTATGACAAAAAAAGGAGTAACAGAGTCAGAGGAGACTAAAAAGAAGAAGTCACTAGCTAGAGTAGGAAAGAAACACTCACAAGCAACTAAAGAGAAAATACGACAGGCTAGTGCAGGAAAGACATTCCCAGGAAAAAGTCTGACACAGTATACCTTAGATGGAGTTGTTATTCGTCAATGGAAGAGTGTAGAGGAGGTGTATTCGGAATTGGGCTACAGTAAGAACTATATAAGAGATGCAAGTAGAGGAGTGTACAATTACATAGCATTTAAACAAATATGGAAATATAATGAATAGAGAACAATACATACAAATGAGAAAGACCGGCCAATATGACCTTGGCTGGTTCTATCAATACTTCCTAGAGAATAAGGATAGCAATAGAGTTACACCTCCCTTTGAATTATTTCAACAGGTATTCAATATGTACTTCCAAATGAATGGACCATTCATATTAGAGTTCATGGATAAGAAGATGGAGGTATCGAAGATAGAGAACGCACAAGGACAATTAATTTATATAAACTAGAATGGACGGAAAAGTAAAAACACCCAAAGAGCTAATGGCAGATATGAATGGTAACTACATTCAAGTAATAATGAAGAACGGAAAGGTTCATCAAAAGCTATTTAAAGATCCTCAGAGAGCAATCAGAGCAGTAGGAGGAGTAGACAATGTAAAGTATATGAGAGAGATTCTCAAAGAACAAGTTAATGCAAAGTACGTAGATGCAGACTCATTAACAGGAATCCCAGAAGGTGAACTTTAATCCAGACGTAGCACATATAGTAACTGAAGTTATTAAACTAGAGCTTGAGATTACTACAGCAGTACTCACTGGACATAAACCTAGTGATGATGATAAGTTTGCTGAGCATAGGAAGAGGTTAAACAAACTAAGAAAGATCTTAAAATTAAATAAGTAATGGATACAATAGTAACTGTAATATCATGCCTAGTATTGGTTTCAATAATTATAATGCTATCTAATTGGAATAATAGATTATAAAATAATAGACAAAAGAGTTGCTAGTTCAACTCTTTTTCGTTATCTTTAAGTATTAGAAACAATTAAAACAAAGGTTATGACAGATGAACAACTACAAGCTCTATGTGATGAAGAAGAAATCTACATCAACGAATGGAGAGATTCGCTAACACAAGAACAAATAGATTCAATTTAGATTATGAGCAAAGACTTAACTAAGAAGACAACAGAAGAACTATACAATGAGATCTTCCAAAATTATAAAGATCAGATAGCTATCCTCAAAGAGATGATAGAGGATAGAGATAAGTTAATCACTATGCTAGAGAAGCAACTAGAGAACAGTGACAAGTTTATCATAAGCTTCTTGGAAAGTTCTAAGGAGGACGAGGGCGAGAAGTCATCACGCGGAATTTTCAACAATGAGACAACCTCAACTACCTTCCCCTTCACTTCTAATGAATAGAAAGGAGTACCTAGAGATGGGAAGGAGATGCAGACAAGGAAGTATAATACTACTAGTTCAGATAGTAGTAGTACTCACAACATTAATATATCTACTACTAATATAATTATATGGACGATACATCATTCATACCTAACCTAACACCCACACAAGTAATCGAAGCAGGAGCATTCGGAGGAAGTTACTTTGGACTACCCATAGATGAATCAGAGGATGACTACTCAGATATATTCGAAAGTTTGTTTAGTGGAATCAGTACTAGGTTATACCTAGGAGTGAAGTACTCACCTAAGTTAAACAAGTTTGGTATAACAAGTGGTAAGAGTTATAAGTATTGGAAGGATATGAAATGGATGAGAAGTCAGGACCCAAGAGGATGGTTCGCTTGGTATTGTAACTACTACTTGGGAAGAAGATCTTCAGATGATGAAAGACAGATAAAGAGATGGCAAGACTTTTGTGGAATCAATGGTAGATGGAAGAACAACTTGTATAGTAAGATACATCGTACAGGTGATTGGAATGTCTCTCCTAGAATACAACAGTCTCTGCTTCATTGGGCATACCAAGCTAATCAGCAAGACTATGACATATGGCTTGAAACAAATGCACATAGGACCTATGCACCAAGCACAACCTTATTTAGATTTAAAACAACATAAATGATGATATATACAATAGTAGTAGGTAATGAATGTTATGTGTACATTAATGGAAGACTCTTGCATAAGAAGTACATAGATCATTCTCAGTCAGGAGTTACATTCGATGTAATGGCTTATAGAAAGAATGATAGTTTAAAATCTATAAAGTAGATATGAAAACAATCATACACGTTAATCAACACGTAGTGAAGTCTAATAGAAAGAATGCAGCTAATGATCCAGTACTCACTGTTAAGACTTATAAAGAGAACATATACGCACATGAGGTTGAAATAAAAGGAGATAGTAAAGTATGTTACTCTCCAGACAAACCTTTAAGTTGTGGAGCACATGTTTGGATAGAAACTAATAATGAAGTAATAATAATAAGATGAAAATATCATACATGGAACAAACTCTCAACCTAATGGCTCAGGGAGGACCTCAGCACCTAGTGTATGTAAATGATCTAGTAGCATCAGGAGAGATAAGGACAACAGAACAATTTGGAAATTATTTAGTAATACAACACACAGATGGGACAGATACCACGCAGTAGATTAATACCACAAATAGATAAGCTCCATGAGGAGATAAAACTTCTAAGGGAGGAACTAGCATATGAGAAGAGAAATAAAATAAGTAGAGTATGACGTTACAGCAAAAATTTGAACAAGCTCCCGATGTCTATAATGCCAACTTCGAAGTAGTAAAAGGCTATAGCACGATAGCAGATAAATTTGCTACAGGGTTTGCATTTTACTTGTCCGACAATTATACATCAAGAACATTAGATACTTGGGATGATGCAGTTGGAATTAGGTTTACAACAAATGAAGTTTTAAAAATCTACAAACAAGAAAAAGGATTATGACAGTCAAACAACTAATCGAAATTCTAAATAAGATCGAAGACCAAGACGTAAAAGTAATGGTAAGAGGATATGAAGGAGGAGTAAATGATCTACAGATAGGAAATGGTATAGGTAATAATATTCCAGCAATTGTAAATGTAGCCCTAGATGTAAATGAAGAATGGTATTATGGAGCAC